ATCTCGAATAAAGGTAAATTTCACCGTCTGCTTTCATCACCTCGTCCGAGCAATACGAGAATGAGCAAAACGTATCTGTTGCAGCTTTTTCTGCCCCAAAAGCCACCTTTTCAAGCGTTGTGGCATTGTAGGTCGGCGTAATACTTGTTTGAAGCATATTGAAGCCGGCAAAACGTTTAGGTGCTCCCTCTACGAGGTCTACAATATCTTTAAACGCCTTTGTATCAAACAGTATAAGGTCTGAAACATGCTTAGGGTTTAACACGAGATACCGCATTTCCAAGGGTACATCCATCATATCGTACTCCTCCTTTAATGCTAAGATGTCCGCTACAGTAAGCCGTTTACGTCCATCCTTTGCTTTCTCTCCTGTTGTTGTTATCACGGGTGTATATGTCCCGTTCTTCAATGGTGCAAAGGCGTGTGCAGCTTTCTTTGCTGTTGATGCTCTAAGGGTGCTGCGATGTCCCATAAGCACGCTTTCGAGTTGGTCATAACTGTACTCGATAACTTCAGGACGACGCACAAGCGTATTTTCTGTTTCGAATTTATCCAGCTCGATACGTTGGTTTTTGTCCACACGCTGCTTTACCGCAATGGGGTAAGTGTTGTTGTTTATCAACACATCGGGATCTACTCCTGCTTCTGCAATGTTGATAGCGTCAAATTCCACCAATGCGCTAAAATCTCTTACGAAGTTTAAAAACGAACTGTTAGGGTAAAAATTTTGCTTAATTTGATTTACCCAAATTTCTTTTTGTAATGCCATTTTTATAATTTATTTTTAGGGTTAATGTTTACCGGATAATTTTAATGCTAAATCAGGATTGCGTTGCAATGCCAAAGGATCGTATCTTCTGTAGTCTTCCAGTGTCCAGCTTGCTCGCATGTCACCTTCCCATACTTCTGTTATCGGTCGTTGAAAAGCTCCGAAAACTTTTTGGAAAAGGCGAGGCTGAGAAAGGGCAAACTCGCGTAACAACTCTTTATCTTTAGGGAGATTAAAGTAACGCCACAACCCACGGGTATTGGTAAGGTTCTCAAGCGCCTTTTGCGCTTCGTCGAGCATCTCCGTCCTCTTAGCATCCATAAGGCGTTTAAACTCAATAGGATTACCCTTTGAGGCGTTTTGAAGCATCATCTTTTCAGACGGCTTTAAATCTCCCAAAACTTCCAGTTCTTTAATTTTATTCTCAAATGTGGAATTTGTACGCTGGTAGGCATCCCATCTTTCTGCTTTTTCTTTGAGTTCTGCAAAGTCTGCGAAGAAACCCTGCTTGCTGGATTGAATGCCGCCTAAACGGTTGTTGAAGTATTGGTAAACATCTTCTCCAGCCTTTGGGGCTTCTGCTGTATCCGTTTCGTAAATTCCATTAATCAGCTTCATTTGTAAGGCTTCCTGTGCCGTAAGCCAATGGTCTGTACCGTCAAAGAAACGTTGTTCCACTTCTTCGGGGGTAATGTTAAGACGTGCAGAAACCATATTCGATAAGTCTCCGTGCAACTGATTTATGAGTTGTATTGTCTGTTCAAGCTGCTTGGCATCACCATATCCACCGGCTTTTACGCTGTGAAGCATTAGCTTTGCATAAGGTGCCATGTACAAGGGCTTGCCACATAAAGCTACGATAGCAGCAATACTTGCCGCTACACCATCAATGTAAACGGTAATGTCTGCCTTTGATGTTTTAAGGGCATTGAAGATTGCCATACCGCTAAAGACGTCACCTCCGCAACTGTTTATCCGTACATCGATTTTAGGGTAACGCGCAGCAAGTGTTATAAGTTCTTCTACTACCGCTTTACTGTCTACCTGTTGCCCTTCTCCGATGTCACCGTACAACAAAATGCTTACGCTGTTTTCTTTACCGTTAAGGGTGTTAAAAAAATGCTGTGTCATTGTTCTTGTTTTGTTTTAACGTTTAAAATTATATTGTTTATCTGTTCTCTTATTGAGGCGCAAAGCTCAAAGTCTTCTGCATATATAGCTTCATTTAAGTCACTTTCAAGCTTTGCTATGAGTAGCACACGATTTTGCCGCTTCTGTACTTTAGTTGCTATTGCAGAAAATTGTTTTAGCGTTCTTTTTAATTCGTTTAAATTCTGTTCTTTGATGCCTTTTTTCACTGCTCCGCGCTCCATGCAAAACGCATCAACTTTTGCAAAGTTCATTTTCCAGTCCTCTTGCGTATGCCCGTAAATAATGCCAGCATCAAAGCAGAGGGCATATATTTTGCGTCTAAGGCGATATTCGAGGGTTTCACCTTGAGTAACAGGGAAACCCTTTTTGCGCATAATGTCGCAAAGTTTTTGCAGCTCTTCACAATTAAGTTCCGACACATGGACGGTACGACCGGCTGTAAAGGTAAAAACGATGTTATCTTTAAAAGCCTGTAGCCCACTATTGGTAAGCATCGCATAAAAAAGTCTAATTAGCGATACTTTCTTTTCCTTTGTATTTTGCATAGCCTCTTAATACTTGGTTTGTATCCGGTAGAAGTTCACGCAAAAACATCAACGCATTGTTGACGTGTTCTTGGTTGAGGTAAAAGAAATCGTCTTTTTATCCTACAATAATACCGGCCAGACATTCTGCCAACTTACTTACATAGAAATCGGGGCAATCGTCCTTAATCTCTATCTTTACTTTATTACCATTGTAAGTCACCATTACTATTTAATTTTTTTGTTTCTTATATATCGTGTCAAGTTCTTTGGTTGTAGGCATGAGTTCCTGCATGAAGTTTGTTAATACCTGAACGTTCTCATGCGTGAAATTTTGGCTATCGTACCCATGTATTAACTCACATAGCAAGTTGTGAAGTTCCCTAATGTAGTCGCCTGGGAACGGCTCCTCAATTTCAATGACTACTTTTCCTTTTTCAATCTGTACCATAATTAGAAACCTCCATTTAATACATTGTCCAATAATATTTATTCTCTAAGTCTGCAAAGCGCCTAAACCCTGCAAACGTCTGTATATCAGTATCCTTGTCATATCCCTTGTCCTCGATGATAGCTTCAATCTCGGCACGGTTCAACCCGTCCAGTTCCTGCCATAGGTTTATACGGCGCAAGAACTCGGCAAAACCTACTTGTTGGCGTTTGGCATACTTCTCCAAATTACTCCTAAAGTAAGGCATACCTGCCATAACAATGCCGCAATTATGTTTTGTGGCTTCTCGTATGTCATGAAGTAGCAGCATAACATTTGGCGTAATTTTTCCCGCCTCGTCAATCAATACCAACGCATCGGTTTTTGTGTTGAGGAAATCAACTATTTTTGCCACCTTATCTCCCAATGCCCCGTAACATTCTTGTCCTAATTCCTTAAGAAAGGCATCGAGGAAAAATCTTTGATGCATTGACTTGGTAAGTGTTATTTTATAGACGTTTCGGCTTCTTGAGAAATGCGTAAGCGCGGTTGTCTTTCCCGTTCCCGTATCTCCGGTTATACCTATCATGAAATGATACTGTTTTGCCACATCACAAGCCTTTTGTACGGCATTAAAATCACGCGTTTTGTAAATGGCTTGCCCGTCTGCATCGTTAAGCATAGCGAAAAGCCGATTTGCCATTGTGTCGCTGATTAAATCAAAATGTCCGTTTTCAATACTCGAGAGTGTTGCTCCCGAAACACCTGCACGACGGGAAAAGTCTGCTTTTGATATACCCTTTTCCTTACAATAGTCGTTGATTAGGTCTTTTAATAATTTCTTATCTTTCATCTTCATTTATGTTTGGTTATTAACTGGTTATCTTCTCAAGTCCCGTAAATTCTTTGGTAAAGGGCTTGCGTTCCCGCTCTTTTTGTTTCAGGTCTTTTCTAGTTAAGTCGATAGGTACGATTTCGCTTTGCGCCTTTATGCATGTTAGTGCACCGACATCAACGCCTAAACGGTCTGCCTCGAGTTGCGCCTTACCGTTTTGGCGCATCATTTCAAGTACAGTCTTCGGGGTTGTCCTTGCATTCATTGCTTCGGCGGCATACGGGTCTATGGCATACGCTGCACGCTTAATCTGTTCGGCTTGTTCCCTATGTATCTTTTTAATGCCCTCAATACGCCCCTTTTGGCGATTGAGAATATCAATGTCTTTCTGGGTCTGATTGGCTTTGGCACCATGTGCATACTCCTTTTGTGATACGGTGCAAATAAACTCATCAGTTTTAAGATTGTACACATAAAGCATACTGTAATCAGAATAACGGACGGCAACTTTTTGATTATTCAAAACAGAATAGTTCTTTGCATTCAACTGGTATTCATAAGTTTTACCACCCCGTGCGATGTCTATTTGTCCACGTCTTACGGTTGTTTCCGTTCGTCGTATGAATAGCTGTATCTTGTCGGCTTCACCTTGCGGTAAGGCGTTCTGTTCTGCTGCATCATAAAGCACTGTAGGGGCTTGATGTCCATTTACGCCTGTATTATTGTATTCCTCCACAAGTACCGCTGCAAGACTTTTCAGCTCGTCCATACTGTAGAACTTACCGGTATGGGTGTATTTGTCGAGTTCCTCCTGCGTGGTACGCGCATTTTTGCGACAGCTCCGAATGCCCTCTCCCACATACCCCCGCTTATCCTTGCAAAAGCACGTTCCAAAGGTGTTAAAACTGCGTTCAATCAGTGATTTATAACGCGGGTTACTCGTTACCGTCCATGTGCAACCTTTTGAAGCGATCAGCTCTTTAAAATTGTCTGCTTCTTTGGTTTGGTTGAAGCTGTGGTTATCGCTTACTATTTCACAGGGTAAAACTCCCGTATTTTGTACGGATTCTCCAGTCCTCGCAAAATGGTTTCGGTATTTTCAGTTTCAGCAAGACGATATATCAGATTCTTT